TGCTGGTGCTGGTGCTGGTTGCTGGTTGCTGGTTGCTGGTTGCTGGTTGCTGGTTGCTGGTTGCTGGTTGCTGGTTGCTGGTTGCTGGTTGCTGGTTGCTGGTTGCTGGTTGCTGGCGCTGGTTGCTGGTTGCTGGTTGCTGGTGCTGGTTGCTGGTTGCTGGTTGCTGGTGCTGGTTGCTGGCGCTAGTTGCTGGTGCTAGTTGCTGGTGCTAGTTGCTGGTGCTAGTTGCTGGTGCTAGTTGCTGGTGCTAGTTGCTGGTGCTAGTTGCTGGCGCTAGTTGCTGGTGCTAGTTGCTGGTGCTAGTTGCTGGCGCTAGTTGCTGGCGCTAGTTGCTGGTGCTAGTTGCTGGTGCTAGTTGCTGGTGCTGGTGCTAGTTGCTGGTGCTGGTGCTGGTGCTGGTGCTGGTGCTAGTTGCTGGCGCTAGTTGCTGGCGCTAGTTGCTGGCGCTAGTTGCTGGCGCTAGTTGCTGGTGCTGGTGCTGGTGCTGGTTGCTGGTGCTGGTTGCTGGTGCTGGTTGCTGGTGCTGGTGCTGGTTGCTGGTGCTGGTTGCTGGTTGCTGGTTGCTGGTTGCTGGTGCTGGTTGCTGGTTGCTGGTTGCTGGTTGCTGGTTGCTGGTGCTGCTATGGATTTTCAACCTAGCTAAGGTTTTCAAATCTACCAAAACGAAAAAAAATTCCACGAACGGTTTCCAAAAAAAATTCCACGAAACCAAAAGGCAAAAAAAATCCCCAAACTGCGTAAGGGGATTTAAAGGAGCCAACAACAAATAGAGAGATTTGTTAGGTGCAGTTTATTTGATTGCTACAATTTTTGCAACAGGTTTTTGATCTGCTAAATCCCGAATACCCGATTTGCTCATTTGTGCAAACTCAGGAGCGCAAAAAACGTGCTTCTTGGTAGATGATGACCGCGATGCACACATTCCTCTATCAACCCAACCTGCTTCTTCGAGCGCGTGAAACAGCGCAGCAGGGGGAAATTGCTTACACCCAAACGACACCGCCGCACGTTCACATATCGCTTGAAATGGCGATGCTATAACACCCAGCGCAAACTCACCACGGCGCTGTAAAACCAAGTCGAGCAGTGAAGATTCAACTGCCGACATCCCATTCTGTACCAGCGACATCTTAAAGTCTGTCATAGGGGCAGGCGCAGCAGGATTGAACGCCGACACATCACGGTTAAACAACCAATTGGCGATAAGATCATACCCACCGTCACCAAACCATTTCCAGATTAGATTAGCAGCCTCAGGTGAAATACGCGACGCGCTACTCCAAGTTGCAAACCATCGACGATCACCCGATTCGAGCGACAACGGCACACGGTCATTGGAAAACGCAAGCACTGCAAGACGGTTGACAAGATTATAGGGGGCAAGGCCTTTACGGTTAACAGATAGCATTTCAGGCGGGGCGGCGATAACAGGCTTGAGCTTGTTGGCAAGCATACGACGCGCAGCACTATCGGCTTCTTTAAGCTCGTTGATAACCACGATTTCTGCTTCAAGATGATAGCCCCACGCAGATTGTATGGTGTCGGTAGACATCAGTGAATAGTTGCGTAAGTTAGGACCGCACACGGCGTATATGAACGGCGCATACATCGTATCTTTACCGATACCTTGCCCACCAGCGTGCAGAATAGCGTGGTTAATTTTAATGCGTGGGTTTTGCACCTTAAACGCCAAGTAATCCCAAATGTGCAATAGCTCACGCTCATCAGGAACAAGGGTTTTGCAATGGTCAAGCCATATAGATATATCGCCGTTTAAAATTCCGCCACGCGATGAATTGGGGCGGGCGTCACGCCAACGGTTGCCATATAGTTCACCATCACGCGTGGCAAGGACGCTATCCCCAGCCGCAAAGGTTATACCGGCAAGAACTTTAGCACCCATCACCTGCCGATTCTCGTCAAAGCTCATAGCGGCTTCTACTTTACGCTCAGAGTGGATACTTTTACACGACACATGACGGTACACGGCGTTAAACGTCTGACGTGAAAACTCACGTCGGTTTTGCAAATCAAAATAAGAATCGTCAGACATAACATACGCAAAACGCTGAAACCATTCTGCCTTCTCAAGCCGTGCAAGTTCTTTCTGTTCAACTTCTTCTATAATAGCCGCCGCGTCAGTGCTGAACATTTCGGACGGGGTAAGTTTGCCAATGGCGTTGTGCATCACCTCCGCGAGTATTTCCTCACGAAGACCGTGCGAGTGCTTAGGTCCACCCATCTCAGCAACCCACGCAAGATAAGCTCGGCTGTCCCAAAGAGAACAGTGACCATGAAAACAACAATACGCACGGTTAAGCGGGTGGTATCTGCCCATCAACTGACCGTCGGTATGCTCGACGTGGTTAGGGCAAACAACACCCACCCAACCCTCAGCGTTAGCCGATTCCATGACATCACCACGCGACGACAACCATTCCAACACCTCATCATTGCCTGTGTCGATGATAGCCATTGGACGCACGAACGCAGTGTCAGCATCAGAAGGGTGAACATCGAGGGCAGCGCAAATCTGTGCAAGGGTAAACTCACGCTCAGGGTGGAACTCTACGAGGATAGACTGAAACAACGCTCGGTCAGGCTTCAAATTGACCGACGCAGGAAGGCGAAAATTCCGCACAGGGTTAATTGCGCCGCTGTCAGTGTAACCAGCGTCAGCGATTGCTTTGATAGCCGCGCTGAACTCACCTTTTGTAGGCATATCGTCAAGTGCAAACGTGTAGCCCCACTGAAAGTTTTGCGGGGAGGTTTCCATTATCCATGTTGGCTCTATAAGAGGGCGTAAGCTCTTTGTGCCAATGTCATCAAGCACAAGAAAAGCGACGTACTCGCAATTGCTAGCACTCGCAGAGGGTTTGCCTTCTTTAAAACGCGACGTGATAAACGACGCGGTATTACCATACCACGCGCCTTTCCCATCATACTTTACTGGCAGGTAAGCAGGCCATGCAAACTGACCATTGTCTTTAGCGATCTGTTTGACTAAAAGAACGCTTTCACCTTCAGGTGCAATCTTTTCTAAGTAAGTAATAAAATTCATTTTCCGTATCTCTCTAATGTTGATACACCAACGGCTAACGGTAGACCTTCTGCCCACAAAGGCGCACTACACATTACCGTTTCCAAGTCTTGCGCGGTGCTTTCCGCGTCTTGTTTTCGCACTTCTAAAACAATTTCGTCATGCACATGAAGCACAACAGTATGCCCGATTCGCCGTAAAGCGTCACGAAGTAAATCATTTGCAATTGCTTGCGTAATGTTCTCACACGCAAGCCCCGGCCATAGCCTAGCTCGCGGCCATTCGACTGCATCAGCCGCAGGTTTCCATGCTGCCTTAGCGTAAGACACGCCGCCATCTTCGATACGCGCAAAGGGGTAGCACAGCACTCGTCCAGACGGCAAGGCGTACCACAAATGCACACTATCAAACAGGTACGTCACACGCCCAGCGGTAAACTCCCGACCTTTATGACGCATAGCACCCATGAAGGCACGTTCAAGCGCACTCCAATACTGCACTGCCCAAGTGTTACTACGCCGCCACGCATCCACGGTTCGTTTAGCTTCTGCTTCAGGCAGTGAAATGCCATAGGCTTTACCCATCGCACCAAACGCACCAGCACCACCCATGTAACCGCACGACAAAATAGCCACTTTACCGATTTGACGCTGATCACTGGTAATGGTTTCCATTGCGCAGTTAAAGATTCCCGCAGCCGCTCGAATGTAAATATCCTCGCCACTGCGAAACACATCAAGCACAGCCTCGCTACCGAGCTGCAAACTTGCCCACGGCGTGACACGCGCTTCAATCCCTGCCCAATCTGCTACCACGAACACGTTTCCAATAGCAGGTATCAGCGCAGGGCGAAGCATACCTTTAAGAACGTCCGTCACACGCTTGCCATGCAAAGGAACAATATTAACGCTCTCAACCATATCATCACGCACTCGTTGAGGCTCTTTAGCGCATTTGCGCGTAAAGTTATGCACCTGTGCGCCATACGATGACGCTCGACCAGTCGCACTGCCACCATTGAACACAAACGCGCCACGCACACGATGATCTTCAACGTCTGCCAATTCTTGCAAACGCTTGAACTTAGCAACCGACGATGCCCACAAGTCATCCGCACATTGAATAACCTCAGCAACGTGCGGTGGGATTTCTTCAGGGTCATCCATCAATAGCAAATTAGCGCGGACGCTTTTGTCGATAGAATACTTCTCACCGTTCCACATCAAATCCCGTGCCGCAGAACCAACACGCTCAAGCACCCACTCACGCATCTTAGGCGAGCGAACGGATTTAATTGCGCCGTCCGTTAACTCCACAACACGCGATTGAATTTCCTCAAGCTCGACACTGGCGTAACGCATAGCGGCGCGACACAGGTCAACGTCCACCAAAACACCCGCGTCGTTAATGCACTCATTGACGTGATAGTCAGCAAGCTCGTCATCAGTCAATTGGCGCAATGCAGTAGACACTGCTCGCATAGTCCGCACGTCTTGGCGGCAATACTCGATAAGCTCAGGTAGCAACTTGGTGTTGAATGGCGGCGTGCAACACTGCTTGACTAGCATTTTGCCACGGTGGTCTTTGCGCATCTCACTAGAGATAGCACGACCAACGTCTTCTAAACTGCCAGGCAGACAATTAGCACGCGCTTGCACAGCCGTGCAGTAAAACTGCGCTAACTTAAAGTCTATCTGAAGAACGTACCAAAAAATTAGCCGCTCAAAGGTGGCGTTATGTGCGCGTATCTGACCCGCGTAATTGCGCACGTCATCAGGAAAAGGTAAGTCTGGCGTCCACGTCTGCACATCACCGTCATCGAAGGCGTAGCACATACACAGCACGTCAGTAGTCAGGTCTTGCGCGTAATTGTAAACGCCGTGCTTGGGCAGGTCACATTCGCTTCTTGTTTCAAAGTCAATATAAAGTATAGGCATAAAAAAAGCGGCTTTTCAGCCGCCCTCTCCTTATCGGTTATGCGCGTCTGCGGCGAGTGGCAGGCGCATCATCCTCGATGACTTCTTGGGGTGTATCTTCAGTAGCAGGTTCACCGTCTAGGCTAATCCACTCCACAATATCAAACATCGGCGTGTAGATACGCCCGTAGGCTTTATGCTGATAATGTTCTTTGCCAAGTGATACAACAGCAACGGGTTTAGTTTGGTCTGTTTCTACTTGATTAGCGATATTGACAGCTAACGTTTGCACCGCACGTTTACCGCCAACGCTAGTCACCGCGTAACGGACTTCTTCGCCTTTGTCTTCGCCATCGATACATTTAAGAGAGAAACCAACTTGGGTTTCCCAGCCGCGTTTAGCAGCGGCAGGTGCGGGGTCTAACTGCGGTAATGGCTCAGTAACGCTAACCATTTTTTCACCTAAAACTTCGCCTTCACCCCATGCAATAAAACCATGCGTGAAGCTGAACGGATTAACTGCCCACACAGAATCAGTATCAACTTCTGTTTCTGCTGCGCCATACACCCAGTGACCCGTTCTATCCATTTTAAGTATAGATATACCACCAGTCGTTGAGCTGTCAGTTTGAATGTTACGCAGCGCAGAAGAAATGCTGTTAACGGCTGGAAGGGATGCGGTGCCAAATACTGTTAAAGAAGTCATTTTAATTTACCTTAAAGTTTAGAAAGGGCATTAGCAAGCTGTTGCCCGATAAGTAAGACAGTTGGTCGAGGGTCACTTTCGTGCGCCATCGTACTGCCAGAAGATACTACTGCGACAACATCTGTTGGCATGGGCAGTTTCAGAACTTTTAATTTCTTCTCTGCTTGCGCCGGCGATACCAATTTAGAATCGTAGATGTCGTCATTTGTTAGACCAAGAGCCAAAAGCGATTCTATTGCTTGTGATTCATTAGTCCATTTCCGTGTACCTCGTTTTGCAACGAGTTTGTAGTTTGGAACAGGCTTACCGGCTTCAAGCATTTGAAACGCTAACGCTCTCAAATCGGTAATCCATTGTTCCAGAATTTCCGCTTGTTGTAAATAGTTTGCAATAGAATCTGCATCAATATTTTCTAACTTAGCCCGCAAAGCTCTATCTACCTCACCTGTCATCAAAGGGCAAGTTGGTTTAGCGGCGCACCACTTGCAATGAGTACCGCTCGACAACGGCGCATTAGGCGCAGAAGCTAAATCGATAGCTTTCTTAAGTGTTTTCTCAAACTCAATAAGGCGTTTAAAGGTGGTTTTCCAACGTTTAACAGAAGGCGGCTGAACAATCACAAGCTCAATAGATGCCGCGCCGTCAAACACCCACTCTAGCCCTTTTGTACGCATAGCGGCGGCGGCGTAAAACATGAGCTGCTCGTTTTCTTCGACTTCAACGCTAACGCCACTGCCAAACTTCCAGTCTAATATAATGGCGCGGTCGCCAAGTCGTCCGATAAGGTCAACGCTACCGAACACGTCAGGCAAGAAGTCACCGTAACTTACTTTAGCTTCAACCATAAACTCCATTGACTTGGTTGGGTCAATTTCATCAAGCGCGGCTAATGCCGGTTCAATCTTTTCTTTCGCAAGCTCAGGGGTCATATCAATACCTGCATACGATAAGCTGTAGATGTTAAAGTTATCTTCGGTCAACAGCTTTTCCATTGCCAAGTGGCAAAGCGTACCTTCATCGGCAAACGATGACGACGGCTTAGGCGGCATTTGTTGACACAGCTTAACGCTGGCAGGACAAGCGATAACACGTTTAGCGGTACTGCCGCCGGCGATACTTGAATGGCTCATTTTAGTTTCCTCTCGTTTAGTGAGCGTGCAGTATATCAAAAAAAGTTTGCAAAGAAAAGTTTGCAATGCTAAACTTTAGCCATGTTAGAAAAAGACGTTGAAAAATATTTAGTAAAGGTCGTCAAAGAAATGGGCGGCAAAACATATAAGTTCACCTCTCCTGCTTGCAGAGGAGTGGCAGATAGAATCGTGTGTTTACCTAATGGCAGCACATGGTTTATTGAACTTAAAACCGCAGGTGGGAAACTGTCACCACTGCAAAAAGTCTTTGCGTCAGATATGGGCAGCCTTAATCAAAAGTACACCTGCCTTTGGAGCAAAGAGGATATTAACATCTGGAGAGACCAAAATGATTTTTTTACAATACCTTGATGAAAGCAACTTAGCATACCTTATTATGATAGTTTGCTTTTTGGCTATGGCGCGGTTAAATAACAAAACAGCAGACGAAAACATACGGTTAAGAAGACTACTTAAAAACACTGTGTTGGGAGATGAGTTATGAACACGGCAGTATTATTATTGACGTTAAAAATTTTAACTGTCAGCACAGTGACAACCGCCAACGGCAGTCACGTTGCCGAAGACAGATACACATTGACGACTGGCACTATCCACTACGAAACGATGATGGCGTGCAGAAATGGGCGTGAAGAACTTTCTCTAGCTTACGGGGCATACGGGATGGCAAAGTCGCCAACCGAAATCGTCAGTGCGGTTTGCATTGATAGAACTGTGGGATCAGTACAATGAAAGCTAATTTAGCGGCAATGGTATTGATTGCATTTTGTGCGGGTTGCTTTGTTGCAGTGTCTGTTAATTCTGTTTTGCATCGCGGATACTATGAAGTGACGAAAACGAACATCGGCGAGTTCATTTTGCGTGATAACAAGGTCTATGGAATTTATGAGATAAGCCGCAACCAAAGCGGCGATATGGTGGTTAAATAATGCAATTTGAAGATATAGCAGCGTTAGCGTTTTACGCAGGATTTTTAATTTTATCTGGGGTTTGGATATGTCGATGGTAACACCAGTAACACCAGTAATACCCGTACCAACAGCGGTCGGGTGTAAGCATGACAGTTGGCGCGTATATGCAAGCCTTGGATACCGCGAATGTGACCGGTGTAAAGAACAAAGGCCTATTTTTAAAGGGGTTTAAAAATGAGCATCACACAGATATTTGCAGGGCTACCACCGTTTTTAAAAGACAGGTTTTGCAGTGAAGTGATTACGCTGGGATTGATTAACGAGTTAAACGAGCAACGCTTTCGTGCTAGATGTAGACGCTTAATACGCCAACATAACGGCGAAACAAGAAAGCTGTACAAAGCGCTAAACAATTTAACCGCTGATAATAGAGCGTATTTTTTCGATATAGTGAGTGGACATGATTAAAGAAATTCTGCGTAAAGGAAATCGCCAAGGAATGAAGATGAAAGAAGTCGCCGAAGCGTTAGGACAAAAACAATCCGAAACTAGCTCAATGATGATTGCGCTAATTAAAGACGGGGTAGTTACGCGGTCAGATGTTACGGTTGAAGGGGCGTATTTGTACAGGCTAACTAATTATGAGAACTGGGCAGAGAACCTTAAACCTGCGGCAGAGGTAAAAGAATTTGTTGTGCCAGAGCGGTTAGAACACATAGTGAATTCTCCACTGCACTACACCAATGGCCCTATTGAGTGTATCGACGCGCTGCGGTCAATGTTGTCGGCAGATGAGTATATCGGCTTTTTGCGCGGTAATATTTTTAAATACCAATGGCGGTACAAAAACAAAAACGGCGCGGAAGACTTGCGAAAAGCACAGTGGTACATGAACAAGCTACAGAAAATAGAGGAAAGATGAACTATTACAACGAATTTAACCCCGAAGCTGCTGCGTGGCTACGCGAGCTAATCAAACAAAAACTTATTGCGGATGGAGAGGTAGATGAACGAAGCATTATTGACGTACAGGCAAGCGACATTAGAGGTTTTACCCAGCACCATTTCTTTGCAGGAATCGGTGGTTGGAGTTACGCACTTAGGCTTGCAGGATGGGCAGACGACAAACCTGTTTGCACAGCCAGTCTACCCTGCCAACCTTTCAGCGTTGCCGGAGCGCAAAAAGGAATTGATGACGAACGGCATTTGCTACCGCACTTTATCGAACTTGTTAAGCAGTGCAATCTCCAAACAATTTTTGGCGAACAAGTACCAGGCGCAATCAAACACGGCTGGCTCGATGATATATGTACTGAAATGGAGCGAGAAAAGTACCGAGTTGGGCAGATTGTACTCACAGCAGCAGGCGAGGGTGCGCCCCATATCCGACAAAGATTGTACTGGGTGGCCGACAGGATCAACAAGGGATCACAAGGGTGGCTATCTTGGGGGCAGGATCAGGAACGGGAAACTGTCAGTGGACACGCTGGATGTGGCGGCACAGTTGACGGGATGGGCAACACCAAACACGATAGACAATTTACCAGCGCGGTCAGTGGAAGCAATGAGCCGTCAATTTGCAGTAGCGAGAAAGGGCAGGACAGCACCGGCGAACTTGAGAGAACAGGTTCATCCAGAGCTTTACCCGCTGGCGGGATTTGCGACACCCAGAGCAACAAAGAACACACCGGCACAACGGGAGGACTTCACACCCAATTTAGCAATGAACGCACTGTCAATGACTGGAGCAACCCAGACTGGATTTACTGCAAAGACGGAAAGTATCGGGCAATTGAACCCAGCATTAAGCCGTTGGTTAATGGGATTCCCAAAGGAATGGTGCGAGGCGGCAATATCAGCGAAGCGTTTGATGCCGACAACACGCAAGAAGCGCGAACAATGAGATTAAAAGGGTTTGGCAATGCAATCGTACCTCAAGTGGCTTCATCGTTTATACAAGCGTTTATGGCGGTACAATGAAAGTTGAACTTATCATGGCAACACCGAACCCAGAAGTTTTTATCGGACAAATGGCTGGGATTTGTTACGGCAAAGAAGGTTCAGATGATGCAACGTGCATCAAAAGAGCCGCGCATTGCGTAGATAAAGGGCATTTATCGACACTTAGATTCGCGCACGCTACGTTTCGAGTTAGCGGTATCAGTCGCGTTTGCTCGCACCAGCTTGTTAGAAGTAAACATTTGGATTTCTTGCAACGCTCACAACGTTATTGCAATGAATCGGACGCGCAATTTATCACGCCTGAATCACTTGCTGATAATCGTGAATATAGCAACGCAATCGAATATGCGGTTTATGCGTATAACGAGCTTGTAGCGGCAGGTGTAAAGAAAGAAGATGCAAGGATGGTATTGCCTGCAAGCACAACGACTGAGTTAGTCGTAACGGGCAACTTTCAAGCATGGCTAGATTTCATTAACTTACGCAATACAAAAGAGGCACAGTGGGAAATTAGAGCGTTGGCGCAAGAAATTAAATTGCGGCTTGAAGACGTCGCCCCTAACATTTTTGGAGAATAAAATGGAACATGAAAAAGTGCGTGAGTTAGCATTACTGATGTTTGATAGCGGTCATTTGACATTACCCGAACATGAAACACTCCTCACGGAATGGTTTGAACAAAATCCGATTGAGCCTGCGGTTGTAGGACTTAGAACCAAAACCTTCGCAAGGTCGCAGCAATTTACGCCTCATTGGGCTAATTGGGTGGACAAAGATGGTGCTTGTTTTTGGTATGAATAAACCCACCCCAAATAGATGTAATCACTAAAGCAACTGGAGAATAAAATGGAACATGAAACAGAAAACGTAGATAGCGCAGACCTTATTCGTGAAATATACGAGCTTACCCATGAAGCGACGGTCGGTAACGACCCCGCAGTAAGATTGAAACTAGAAGAATTGTGCAAAGTGGCAGAGCTTAGGGGTGTGATGTAATGGAAACCGTAATGGGTATGGCAACAAGGCTAAACATGAACCTCGGTGGTAAAAGTGTAACTACTGCTGAGTTAAAAGCCCTCAGACTACGCGCACTAGCTAAGTACCGTGCGGACAAAGCAAAAAGTCCAGAAGAGGGCGCACGCAAACAGAAAGAATACCGCATAGCCAATAGGGCTTCGATTCTAGCGCAGCGGAAAGTGTACTACGAACAGAACGGGGATCAGCTAAGAGCTGCAAAACGTGAAGCCTACCGTATAGCGAAGGAAGCCAAAGATGTATGCCTTTAAAAGTTACCCTGTAGACCAAGACCCAACTATCAAAAAGCTGCTTGGTGACGACGTAAAAAACTACATGACTTTGTTAAATTGGCTTGACACCGTGCCTTTTATTCCAGTACGGGTGAGCGATATTGTGCTGCCTTGGCGGCACAGATGAAACCCAAGCTCAAAACAATTGGTGGGTTATGGTTTTGCTTCACTCATTGGTGTTCCGTACCTGCAATGGCAGAAGACCCACACACAGCGTATTTAAGATGGAAATGTTTAAATGTTAAGACCCAATCAAATAGAAGCTGTTGCCTTTTTGAATCAGATAGACAAGGGAATGATTCTAGCGCCTGTTGGCGCAGGAAAAACAGCCTTAACGTTAACAGCAATGCAACACGCGCTCGACACGGGCAGGGTACGCCGGTTCTTAGTGATTGCGCCAAAGCGTGTTTGCACGGACGTGTGGACGATAGAACCTGCGAAATGGACACCAAATTTGACAGTATCTATCGCCGTTGGCTCGCTCAACCAGCGCGTGATAGCGTTTAACGCACCTACGCAGGTGGTTGTAACCAATTACGACACGTTGCAAACGCTTCCTTCGTTAGCGTCGTTTGACGGCGTGGTGTTTGACGAATTAACGGTATTAAAGAATCCGTCAGGCAAACGCTTTAAAGCGTTGTTTGCTCGCATTAAAGATTTCAAAGTTAAGTGGGGGCTTACGGGGTCATTCACCAGCAACGGGTTAGAAGACGTGTTTGGGCAATGCAAGATAGTGGACGCAACGCTGCTTGGAAAGTCCAAAACAGCGTTTCTTCAAACGTATTTTGTGCTACTCAATAAAGACTTTGGTGAATGGGTCGCCAAGTCCACTTCGCTGCGAAATGTCATGGCGGAAATTAAGCCTGCAACGTACCTTATTGACACGCAAGAGTACATGGATACTTTGCCACCGCTTAACATCGTGCCAGTCAAATGCGCGATGGATATGAAGCAATATGGTGAGATGAAAAAAGACTTTGTGGTGTACTACGATAACAAGGAAATTATAGCGGTTAATGCAGCGGTAGTGGTTAACAAGCTGCAGCAAATGGCAAGTGGCTTTTCCTACCTTGACGGGCAACCTACAGTATGGTTTTCGCACCACAAGTTTGAACGGCTAGATGAAATACTCGACGAGAACCAGCACGCAAATACCATCGTTGTGTACAACTTTCAAGCAGAGCTTGAAGCGCTTAAACGCCGATACCCAAACGCACGGACAATTGACCAGCAAGGCGTTATATCGGCGTGGAACGCTGGGCAGATAGAGTTGTTGCTTGTTCACCCTAAATCCGCAGGGCATGGGCTGAACCTTCAATTCGGCGGCAGTAAAATGGTGTTCCTGTCGCTTCCGTGGTCACTTGATAGATATGAACAGACTATTGGGCGATTGCACCGCAGTGGGCAAAAGAATGCCGTATATTGCTATGTAATGCTAACAGACAAAACCGTGGACGAGCGCATATTCGCAAGTCTGCATGACAAACGCGCAATCTCAGATATTGCATTAGAGGAATTAAAATGAACAACTTAACATGGCGCGACATCTTCTTTAACTTGAATAATTATTCAGAAGACGAACTAGAAAAAATGATAGGCTCAGAACGCTACGGTAAACGTAGACGTTCTATCTTAGTGCGATTGCATCAGCGATATTGCATACTTCGTGCTAATCGTGAACGTGAAGAATTACTCGCTTAAAAACAATTTAGCTTCTGCGGCACGCCGTCGAGTAAGTCCAGCAAGTGGTTTGCCGCCCGCTTTATCCCAGCGCAAAAACTGGCGAGATACTTCTTCTTTAGTTACCCCTGCATTAAACAGTTTAACTAATGTTGACGTAGCAAACCCAGTTGTCCCGATGTTATAGCAAAGACAAACCAACGCATCAAACTCATTCTGTGTCATTGGTGGATGAATTGCTGTATTAACCGCGTGTGTAAATGTCGCTAGTGTTGCTTTTAACAGTTCATCTGCTTCCAATTCATCGCGTATTTTGTCGCCTTCTTTTACTTTTGAACCATTAGCATAACGTGTTGAACCAATGCCAATAGTCCACACACCCGCAGGGCATTTATAGGCTTTTAACTTACACCCTTCAAATTCTTTAATTAACGCAATACCTTCTTTGCCTATAATCATTTTTTTGCTCTCATAAGTAGTATGGTTGTTAGCTTTTGACTTAGTCGTATCATATCGCCGTCTAGTGTTCTAACCTGGTCTATTAAATCTATTAGCACATTATGCGCTTCTTCGAGTATTGGCTTAACAATTGTTGTCGCCCACAGCCATACAAAATACGCAATATATCCCATTCCACCCGCCGCAATGATAGGGAAACCATATTGATTGATGTATTTAGCAACTGCTTCAAATTCCATCTGTTTTACTCGATAGCTCTAACGCTTCGGATAACAGTGCATCAATCTTTAAAATATCTTGTGACATTGACGTTACGCGCTCATCTAACTGCTTGATAATCACAATTAACCCTTTGACTTTTTCGAGTACCGATTCAAGTAGGAACTTTTGTGTAAGATAGACAAAGTACATTCCAACGCAAGCCGCCGCAATGGGGAAACCTACGTCAGAAACGAAAACCAGCAACTCCATTACTTACTTGTCCACCAAGTAAGAAACGAGAATATTGCACCAACTGTAAAAATAACACCGCCGATAAAGCCTTTATAGCGTGATTGTTCTGAGCGCATTTTTTCAAGTATTTCGTGTATCTCACACAACTTATCGTCTTGTTCCTTCAAGTCATCACTCAATGAATAAACACGTTGCTCTATTTTGGCTAATCGGCAGGCTTCGTCTGGCATTGCGTTATGTCAATGCTTGTATTTGTGCCGATAACGCAGCTATTTGCGCCATCAGTTCTTCTTTGGTTGGGGTTGGTGTTGGCTCAGGTTCTACCGCCACGGGTTCTGTAAACACACCACCAGCGTAAGTCCAACCCGGCCCTGCACCGGGGCATTCCACCAGCGTTTGACCGGGGTTTAGCTCGGGCTGTCCGACAACCACATTGGCCACTAGGCCGTTTTCGATTATTGCGTATCTGTTCATATCAGCCTCAGAATGTGTAGACTACAACGTAGCCAGAACCACCAGCACCGCCAGCGCCAGAGTTACCTGTGCCACCAGTAGCTCCACCACCACCGCCACCAGCACCAAAGGTTCCACCAACACCACCAGCGCCCCCTGAACCAATGCTGTTTGATGCACCACCACCACCACCTTTACGTCCAGAACCCGCAGTGCCAGCCGTGCCAGCAGTTGCACCACCTACGCCACCGCTAGTTACTGTACCCGGTACACTACCACCAGCACCGCCACCGCTAAAAGTAGGAAAAGGAAAGCCACCCCCGCCACCACCACCGGGGCCGCCTGCTAACGAAGAGCCACCAGTACCGCCTGCGCCAGTACCGCCTGCGCCACCACCAGCACCACCATAACCAGAATTTCCACCACCCTGTGCGCCACCAAACCCTTGACCTGTGCTGCTGGCGATTCCTCCTCCCGAAGGCTCACCACCAGAACTGCTACCACCAGCAGATAAGGCTCCACCTCCACCAGCACCGACTGCCGTGGCGTTATCTTGACCACCACCACCACCACCACCACCATAAGATGTTAAAAACGCACCAAAAGTTGAATCACCTCCAACTGATCCAGCAAGTCCGTTTGTTGCAGCAGTTGCCTGCCCCGCTGCACCATTACCTCCAGCACCAATAGAAACACTGACTGTGGCGGTCAGGGTAGAGGCTAAAAACATTCTTGTAGCACAAGCACCACCACCGCCGCCAGCACCGCCTCCTGCGTTTGTAGAGCTTTTCCTACCGCTGCCACCACCACCACCAGCGCCCCACGCCTTCACCAGCACAAAGGTAGCGTTTGGTGGTTTGACCCAAGTGCCAGAGGCGGTAAAGTCTCGCACCGTTACGGCACGGCTAGTTACCGCATAGTTGAATGCGCCGGGTTGATTTGGCTGAGACATTTTAGTAATCCCCCCCAAACGCAGAAACGGCAATGGCGATGTTTGTACCGCCTGCGGCAACGGTTGTGCCAGCGTAGATGCGGTAGGTTGCCGGGATGTTTAGGCCCACGCTTGGGATCGTCAACGGGTATGTGGTCAAGGCGCTTGTTGCCAAGGCGGTAACAGCAGTGGCAGGGATTGCAACCTCACCCAAAAATATGTTGTTGGTTGCCGTGGTGTTAGCCGATGCGTTGTTAATCCAGAAGCGAACCACAGTAGCTGCCGATGTGCCAGATGCCGTAGCGCCGTTGGTAGATGCCAGACGACACATCACTTGGTCAATGCGTGAGCCGTTAGCCCCAGCGGTAAAGACAAGTGCCAATGCAGTGCCTGCCGCCATCGTGCCGTCAAAGGCTGTAGTGTTGGTCATTGCTGTGCTAAGGACAGCATTCAATGCCCCTACGTTAATGGTTTGCGAAAAAATAGGTGTTGATGTAACTGCCATAATTAAAAGCCTCCAAAATTAATTGCTAAAAAAGGGTCCGTATTATTAATAATAAATGTTTGACCAGACGCAAACGTAATTACCCCCGTCATCGTGCCGCCAGCAAGCAGTAATACTTGCTCATAGCGCACAGAATCCCCCGCAGACGTGCCAGCGGCAAGCCCTGTGAGCTTTTTAACGTTCATTGGCAGATTAGCCGACGGCGTAGACTGACCGTCACGAGTGATGCAGTTAGTCAACGCTGTTGCGATGTCACTGTTGGTTGTATTTGTCGTTGATGATGAAATCGTTGTGCCGGTGACAACCGGGTTGCCAGCCGGCAGACTGTATGTTCCAGAGCCGTTAAAAGCCATTATTTTTCTCCTGATATTGAAGTAATCGCGCTAGGCGCGGCACGGGGAATAATTCTACCACGTTCTATCAATGTAGTGGGTATGGCGAATTCTTCAGCTTGTTGCGCTCGTTCCAATGCGTTAGCAAACGATTCTGACGACATTAGCTCTTTAGAAATTTTATCTGCAAGCTCAGTGTCGGCTGATTTTAATAGCGTTGTGTGTACCCACTTAGCCATCGACGCGACGCGGGTTAACGAAAAAGGTAGGACAGGCGTAGCGGTAGATGCCAAATTGATTGTGCCTTCTTTTGCTTTACGCCCACTAGCCGCCAATTCAGCAAACTTCTTCTGATCGTTAAGCGTTGCCAGTATATCCTCTACCGCGCGTTTAACGAGAGGTTTATCGGTGGTCAACGTATCGAGTGCTTGCGCGGTGTCATACGGGTGCGAAGGAGTGTCTTTTTTAACCTTTTCAATCAACGACTGAATGTGCGCGGTTTCTTTAAAGTCAGCCAGTTTAGCTGCGCCTTCTTCTTTTCCGTATGTTGCTTTTAACGCTACTGCTATGCGAGAATTGTCAAGCGCTTTAGCTGTCTTAGCACTCGCATTATCTGCGCCTGTTGTGATAGGTTCAAAAGCATTTTTAATGACTTGGTTTGCCAATTCTGGTTTAGCTTCAGGCGATAGCTTGTGCAGTATGCGCCCCATCAAGCGAGCATCGCCACTAACGGCTATTTTAGCTAAATTTTCAGGGTCAGTTGCGCCGCTTAGGTCTTTAGCCGATTTGCTAATAATACGCTGTTGATTAGCTACCGATTCGCCCACTACTTTAGGGATTGCTTTAACTTGCTCACCAAGCGCGGCTTGATTTGCTTCGATAGGTTCAAAGTTACGCACGATTTCACTTAGTCGGTTTTGAATTCCTGCGCCAGTAGAATCAAGCGTTTTTAATGCTTCTCGATTATCTTTTAAAAATTTATCTGCGGATTTGCCACCTTGTACAACTTCAGCGTTGAATTTACCTTCGACACCTGTTGCAATAGCTTGCAACGCTTCTGGGTCATTTCCAAACGCGCGAATAAAATCTGCCGCTCTATCTGGCTGAAGCATTCGCTCCGTTACATCCGAGGGACTTATCTTAGGTCGAGCATTACTTGTTTGACGCGTCAAATTAGACACCGCGCCCTCTTTAAACGGTTCTGCAACAGTTGTTCTATAAAGCTCATTAGCTTGGTTAAAAATGGCTCGTGCTTCAGAAGGTGCGTGTTTAGCAATAGATTCTTCAATGCCCTGTCTTAATAAATCTAAGTTAGCAAGGGTAAGCCCTGATTTAGGGTCGCCTTTAAGATTTCTTGCTTCTTTTAATACGACACTGCGAAGTTCTTTAAGGTCTTCCAATTTAGCCGCATGAGGTATGCCCTCAGTCGTATTTTTCATTGGTTTACCACGAGCATCAAGAATTGCAGGACCTTCTTCTGCTTTTTGTTTAAATACGGTAAGCGCTTTATCAGTCAATGGGGCAGTATCTTTATTGATAGCAGTAGAGATTTTATCCGCTATTTTAGATGCTTTATCAATTAACGGCTGAACGCTGAAAGGCTCAGGCGCAAGCTCGAAGGCTTGATTGTATATAGGGCTTACTAAGGCTTTAGCTTCATCTTCTAGCGCAACTTTACGCGCAGCGATTGACTGTCCAATTTTACGTTGCTCTGGTTGCGCGATTGTACTAGCCACTTGCTGTTTAGCTTCTTCAATCCCTACCTGTTGTGTTTCGGCTTGACGCAATAGCTCTGCTGTACGCGCCGCTTTAGTGTTTTCAAGACCACCTGCTTGCGCCGCCAATCCGCTTTGCACATTTTGGTATGGTGCGGCAGCGCTTACGTTGCTAACCGGCATCTCACCTTGATGCAGCGCATTAAGCGAGCTTTGCGCTTGATTAACGTTGGTTGCCATAGCTTCCGCTTCAGCGGCGCGTTTAGGTATCCAATCTTTAGGGAACTGTTCTTCTGACGTTCTAATAGACCCGGCAAGCTCAGGCGATTGCATTCGTACGGCTAGTTCTTCGGGTGTCACGCCTTTATTTCTTAACCGGTCAATCATAAGCGGTATATTTTCCGCACCACCTGCAATATCGCGCATTTTTCTGTTAGCTATAGCTTCACGTCCGCGCTCAAATATCGGCTCGACGATTTTATAACCTAATTTAGCCGCAGGGTTAATAATGGATGTTGCTGCACCTACGCCTCCACCAACAGCGCTGCCAGTAAGTCCACCATCGTTTTCCGGTGCTATTACTTGCCCTGTTAAGCCCCCTACGCTTGCGCCAGCGGCTGCTTTAGTAAGTAAATTTTTAGCAAACCCTTCCGCTTCGCCGGTACTTATCCCACCTGATTTTAACGCCGCTACAATTCTAGGTGACGCACCTAACACTTTTGAACCCGCACCTAACGCACCGCCAATAGGCAGCGTAGCGGCTATTTCGCCACCAAACTTACCTACGCCATAAGCACCGCTTTCAGGTTTAACACCAAAGTCTTGAAGTTTTTGTTGAACAGCGGCTTTATAATCATCAGCAGTTGTAGTATTAGATGGCGCAATTAACGAGCTTAAATTTTGTTGCTTGGCAGGAAGCGCATGAATCAAATCCGCCGCATTAACGGCTACGTCAGCTACACCGCCAACAACGCCGCCAGCTAAATTTTGTGCTTCCTGCGCGTATGTATCATAAGGGTGTGCCATAAAGCGATTAAGCATTGACGGCGCTTCTTTAGGAGCTTCTGCGCTTTTACCGCCATCAATATGCGTTATTGGCAAATTAAATTCTTTTTGCGCTCTTTCTGCAACCGCGTCAGGCGTAATATCATCCGGCGCACTTTTATATTCGTGCTGGGAACCGTCTTCAAACGTAACTGTAATATCTCTTGGCATTTAAATCACCATCCGCTAGTAGAGTAGTTTGGTTTTTGTTGTACAGGTTGTTGTACAGGTTGTTGTACCGGTTGTTGAGGGTTAGCAAGTCGATTGCGAATATTTCCAGTGCCTGTTTTAAAACTTTCAAGCCTGTTATCGGCTTCTTGTCGTAATGTTTGCAAACCTCTGGCGTATGCTTCTTTGCTATCTGCGGTACCTAGCATTTCGCGTGCGTGTTTAGCTGCCCCCACAGACACTGCCGAAGAACCAGTGCTACCAGACATAATTTTAGCGTATTCATTAACAACGGTTTCATTAACGTTTTTAAACGCTTTTAATTCAGGGTCTTGAACGCCGCTTGTTTGCCATGACTGAATAAGCTGGTTAACCATTGGCGATTTAGTTCGTGCAATATTGTTGCTAAACTCAAGCGCCATTTTAGCGTTTTCATCAAACGTATTACTGAAGGTTTTAGCCGCTTCGTATTGTTTAGTTTGCGACCCTAATGCGCTTGTTTCTGCTTTAGCTCCGGCTGTTCCGCTAACAATAGCATTAACATCGCCCCCGTTGTTATATAGCCATTCTTGATAGCGCAATTGCATTTTAGCAGGAATTCTAGGGTTAAGCCCCGCTTGTTGCCCTTTATAGAGCTGCCCAAAAGAAGTGTTTTCTGAATCTGTAAACGGTTTAGCTGCGCCGCCCAATGCTCCGCCGCCAGTACCATAGGGTTTAATCTCACCTGTACGGTGGTCTATAACACCCACACTTCCATCAGGTAAATTGACTGATGAATAAGAAGCCGCGCCCCCGCTATTTGGTGACGGAATCATGCGTATGTCAATTCGATTTTGACGGTTTAAATCACCTTGTTCACCTTGAAAGCCAATATTTTTATCTTGCCGAGTATTTTTACCTGCTTCAGTTTGCGATAGCATCCATCGTTTAAGGTCTGCCGAATCTTGAGCGGCTAGTCTTCGTGCTTCTCTATTAGCTTGATTGTTACCTATAGTCTGCGCCATAGCACCAACTTCAGGGTTAATAACAGACATTGCTAATGATTGACGGTCTAAGTCTTCAGGCGACACGTTTTTAGCTACATTTTGAGCCATAGGTTGTGCAGGAACTGTTTGAGGTTGTTCGCCACCTGTAACAAAGGCAGACGTTTTATCCCACCAAGATGGTTTTTGTTCTGGTGTTCCTGCTTGCAACGCCATTTCTGGTGGCGCTTCCATTCCCATAGAATTTAAACCCCTAAGAGTAGCCGCTGTTTTTTCGCGTTCAACCTTATCCAAATCTTCTTTAGCGCCTTTCTCCTCCCATGCACCAAGAATATTATTAAGCGCTCCAAGTGCTGCGCCACTAGTATTAGGGACGTACCATCCGCCGACCATTTGACCTGCTTGTTGATTAGCACTTTGTTCTTGTAGCTTACGCGCTAGCGCAATTCTATCTTTAGCACCAAGCACCTTATCATCATATAAACTAGCCATTAGAGCCTCCAAATAGCCCGTTCCATTTGTTTTGCAAACCCTGCATAAAACTGCCCTCGTCAGGTGTTTTAGCTTGCTGTGCAGCAAACGCAGGGTCAAACTTACCAAATTCATCAGCGTATTGCTGCGCGTCGCTTTTGCCTGCCGCTTTAATATCCTGATATCCTTTAGCTAACGTGTCAGCGTTAGCCATTATTGACTGCGCTGACGGCGCGGCATTGCCTTGGCGATATTGTGGTTGGTTTCTAAGCGCTTGTGCAAGCGCTTGTTGTTGTTGTTCGCCTAGCATCATTACAATAACCCCAACATTGTATAATTGACCATTTTAAACCCGCTTGGGTGCATAACGATAGCTTCAGGCATGACTTGTTCCACTTCGTCGGCCATAACGCCTGAGAACGGTTGCCCCCACAAGTAATCCCATGTGTAAAGCCCAATGCCAAGAACGTGCGTACCAATGCGTTTAATGTTCTTTTTAAGCCTTCTATCAGACGCTGCTTTAATGCCTGAGCCGCCAAGCGCTCCGGCTGCGCCAATTCCTGCGCTAATCATTTGCGCATTAGCGGCAGTTCGAGCGTTATATATGCCTTGGTCATACTGCCCCTGCGCTTGCGCCGCGCCAAGCATATCCGCCCCTTGCCAGTTTGCTAACTGTCCGGGCTGTGATACACCAACAGCAGGCAAGTTAGCGGTATTGAGCTGAGAGCCTGTTCGCAATGCTTGCAGAATATTAAGTGGATTCTGTTGAATCGCTTGATTCTGTGCAAGTTGTTGGTTGCTGGCTTGATTGCTAAGTTGTGCGCTTTGCAGTTGTTGATTATACAATTGCGATAATTTCTCGTTATTTAAGCTAGCGTTGGCAAGGCCAGCATTAAATGTTGACTGTTGCGCTGCGTTTCTGAGTTGTTCATTATTAGCTATCATGCCATATTGTTGCTCATAGGCTGCGTTAATGGCTTGCTGATTAGCTAAGTTTTGCCCAAATTTCTGCTGCTGCGCAGCGTTGGCAAATTGCGCGTCATTAGTGTTTTGTCCATAAAGTTGCGCTTGTGCTGAATTAGCAATACCGGCTCTAGCAAACATTTGATCTGTCGCTTGTTGCTGTGCAGCATTTGCAAAGTTAGCATTAGTAACAGCGTTAGCGTTATTTTGCGCAATCGCTTGATTACCAAATTGCGCTGTTTGTAAATTTTGCCCAAATTGTTGCCCTAATGCGGCGTTAGTAAGCTGTTGATTAGTCTGTGCATTGGCATTGTTTTGCCCCGCCGCCGAGTTAGCAAGTTGCTGCGCGTTTGTATATTGCCCAAACTGTTGCCCAAGCGCTTGGTTGCCAAACTGAGCGCCCTGAAGCCCCATACCAAACATCCCTTGCGCGGCAGCCGTAGACCCTGCAATAGCCTGATTTCTTGCGCTATCATAAGCCTGTTGCTTCTGATTGTTAAAGTTAAGCATCGCGTTGTTGTAGGCTTCGCTTCCGCGAGTAATGCCTTGGTTAGCCAATTGGCTTTCCATTTTTGACTGGCTTTGGGCGAACTGAGGGTCTAAATATTGCGTGTTGGCTTTGTATAGTGCATCTTGCGTTTGCTGGTTAAGAAGCTGCGGGTCAACACCCAAATTGGTTTGAATATTTCCAGCATTTTGTTGGTTTTTTGCTAGCCCTCTTGCTTGCTGATTTGCGCCAGAGCTTAACTGAATAAGATTGCCGTTATTATCTAAAGCAGTTTGCGCAAGCCCGGTAGCGCCTGTAGAGGAAACATTCCCGCCTATTATGCCTAAATCATTTGCAATACTGCCTGCATTAGCAATATCGCTTCCTATTTTTCCTGCGTCGGCAACGCCATATTGCAATCCACCAGTGTCAATACTACCGCCACTAAAAGCCCCGCCACCAACACTTGTCGTCATGCGGTCAGCCGTATTCGCAGGGCCGCCTTGAACAGCAATAGTAGGGTCTACTTTTTTATATCTAGGGTCGTTAGGGTCAGTAGCTTGGCGTACTTGGTCAAGGCCTTGCAACGCTATGCCGCCCAACCCTACCTGCGCGGCTTGACTTTGGTCAAAAAGCGTTCGGTCGTTAACACCTAGTGTTTGAGTTTGCGTGTATTGCTGAGGAAGATAGGTTAAATCAAACTTTTGCGGTGTAACCCCCGTAGCTAAATACGCCGCTTTTTGCTTAGCTGACAACTTAGTCTGATCAAATGGCATATGTCCCCATTTGTCTGCTTTTTCAGGTGTGGTATACGTTACGCCAGAGCTAGTATCTGTAGGCGTGAACTTGCCTGTTACGGGGTCGTAAGTAGACTGCGTAGGTCCAGACTGATTAGTCATGTTACCTTTTTGAGCGGCAATCGCGGCGTTTTGATTGCCTGACGCTGTGGTTGCCGCAGCGGCTTTATAGTCTGGTGCTGGGGGCGGTGATGAAGAACCCATTTTTTAAACTCCTAAATTATTTTAAAAAGCGACATTGTTCTTTGGTCATTGAAAATATCCATAGGTCGCCATTACGGCCTGCGTCTTTAATTATATGTTCGCATACAAACCCTGCGTTTATTGCAAACCGAATACACTTTTTGTTATCCGCTTGAATAGGCGCTATTATTTTTTTAACTTTTAGCTCTATAAAAGGATAGTGAAAAGCATACCATCGTATTTCTTTATTTCCTCGGCCTTCTACTGCAACATGAAGCTGTACGGAACCGTTTTCTATTAACCCGTTATACATAAACACAACGTTTATTTTACCGTTATGCTCAAGAGCGGTATATACAGCGCTTTCATCTTTGCAATACGTTACTCCGTGTTTTTCTGCAAGCCATCGCCCTGCGCGTTCTGGTTGGTCAGTTAATATCTTCATTTTTATATGTGTCCCAACTGTTTTTGCCGTCTTTATCACCCCAATTTTCGCCTACAGAAGTAGGTAACACGCCGTTTTTCCATTTTTGAATAGATAAGAACGCTGCGCCTTCTTCGCCTGTTGCGCCGCCGTGATAACAAGTAGAGGGGACTGGAAGTGAATCCCCTATTGTAGATTGCGCATACTCTACCCCATCTAAATTAAACACCATTTCACCACATAAATAAACTTCAAAACTGTCTACATCAGGATGTATATGCTGTTTAACTTCGCAGTTTCCTTGGGGGATAAAAAGCTCTACTTGGTATTCATTTTGTCTATATAGCACAACACCAGAAATTCTATTGTGATAAAACGTTAGCGAGCCGTGTTTTGGTGTGTTGATAACTCTATTATTAAGCCACCAATCTTTAAACTTCTCTAAATCTTCCATTATAGGATACCTCCGCCTTCAAATACATAGTCGGTTGCATAATAGCGTATATTGGACGTTTTACTGGACGTTTTAATTCTAAACGTACCGTAATAGCCCATACCTGAAGCCATTTGCCAACGAGAGAAAGGCGTTGTTACGCCGCCCCATTGTGCGGTGTCCCAAACGCCAGAATCCCAAACACCCGCTGTAGTTTCTAAGATGTTATAAGGTTGGGGAGGTGCTGATACTAAATCAAAGTTAAGATTAATTTGACCGGAAAACGCAAACGCATAGTCGTAGCCCATTGACACTTTAGCCATCGTCCAACGCTTAATTTGACTTTGACTGCCAAAAGCAGAAAAAGCAGGTAGCAGGTCGGTATTGATAACATCCCCATCGTCATTTGCGCCATCCCAAAATTTAAAGACTTTACCGCCTTGCCCGAAATACATTACGTTGTTAACAAACGCCCAACAGGTCGCATTAACACCTGTAAAGCGTGACCATGACCCGCTAATGGTGTTCATGACGTATTGGTCAAACTGCGTTGAACTGACCGGTACGTTGATAAACAGCATATTGTTAGGTGGGCTTAATACAACTTGCCAGCCGTAATTCCCTGCGTAGGCTACAGTTGCATCAGTAATACGTTTTTGTATTTTGTTTGTGATAGACGTTTTGACGTTAACACGGCTAGACATTAACCACTGTGACAAAGGGACTAAACCGTCTTTATTTAGAAGCAGTACGTCGCCGCCGTATTTAATTGTGCAATTGCGCCCTACGGGTGAGCCGCCGTAATACACGCCGTTAAGTGACCATGTAGCTGCATCAGCAGGGTTTGTGCCGCTATAAACCGCGATCTCACCTACCGAAGTAATGACGACAAAATAGTCATCCATACCGTTACCGGCGTCCAGCGTCCATGTTTCAATCTTAGCGATGCTACCCCCGTTGATAAACAATGGCGCGAAGTCAAAAGATGTGGCTGCGCCAGCAATGGCATCAGTGTCTAAATACCAACATTTCATGCTGTCTTTTTGGACAAACCATGCGCGGCGGTGATGCACTAAAACGCCAACAAGTAGACTTGTGTCAATGCCTGTAATAGCGTAAGGCGTTGATACGCCTGTCACTTGTTGCCATGTTGTGCCGTCATAGAGAAGCATATAATCTTCACCATTTACGGCAAGCGTAAATGTGCCGCCTGACGTTGATACTTGACCAAAATACCACCGAGCGTTAGTAAGACCTGTAACCACTTCAGTTGGCGCGGTAGGCGTTTGCGCCGTTACGTCCCACACACTGCAATCGCCAGCGTCGTCAGCTACCGCAAAGACACGCGAAACGCCGTCTTGACCGTCATAGGTAATAAACGATTCAATATCACCTGCTATACCACTTGACCACAATGTGTAGCCTTTGCGTGACTGCAATTCGGTAGGCAAACAAAACCAGTTGTCGATGATAACCGCTTCATTAGGCGACATCGCGGCTAATTGATTAACCGCGTTCCACCCGCCGATTGGCGCGGTGACAGTGACGGTATTGGCTGTTTGGCGTTTAGGACGTAGCATTTAGTTACCTAGTTAACGTGTGTCCAGCGGCGCCCTTTTTTAATGTTTTGAATTGCTGCTTCGCTAACATTAAAATCTCTTGCTAATCTTGCGCTAGTCACACCTATCTCCAATTTTTGCTTAATGATGACAA